ATCTTGGTGGCCGACACGCGCAGCAGCAGCGGCTTGTCGGTCAGATCGAAGGCTTTCTCGCCCGTGTCGTCAGACGCCTTCATAATGATCAGATCGACCATCCCCGCAAGCGACGGGTTGACTTGGAAGTCAGGATGCTGGCGCCGGATCACGGTCATGTCGCGCGGCGTGATCGGTGTGGCCGTCAGCGTGACTTGCCCACCACCGAGTTCACCGGTCCACGTCGCCCCGACATAGGACGACAGTTCTGCGCGCAGGGAATCAGAGAAACGACCCATGTTACGCCACCGTCGCGGTGGTCAGCGCACCGTCGCCCGTGAAGGCCACAGTCTGATTGACCATGCCGTCGAACGACTGTGACCGCGACACGCTGGTGATCAGTGCCGTGCCAGTGTCGTAGTCCAGACCGGTGGTGCTGCCCTCGTAGTAGAGTGCCACCGTCACCTTGGCCCCGACCGTCACGCCGCCCTGACCGGTATCAGCCGGATCATAGAACATTTCCATCGTCCCCGACCACGAGTTCTGGGTCGAATCGGTGCCGGTCCAGTCCGTGCCGAGGGTGGACGTGTCCACCTCGTTTGCGGTGATTTCGACTTCGAAGGACTTGACCTCGCCGACGACATTCGCGCCGACTTTGACCACGCCTTCCTTGCCCTTGTGAGTCGCCATGTTACGCCCTCGCGGTTTCAGGATCAGATTTCACCACACGATACTCTATCGTGTAGCGCATTACAATCATGCCGACCGGAACTTCCCCGTCGGCGTCGTCAGCCCACGAAACCTGCGTCAGTTCCGGCGCATCTTCGAGCAGCGCGGTCCAGTCGAACGACTCCATAGCGGCAGTCACCGCAACCTCGTCGGCGTCCAACAGATCGTCAATTTCCGCACCCGTGGCGGTGCGCTGCACGCGCACCAGCAGAGAGGCGGTGTGGGTCCGCAAGTCGCCCATCGTCTGAGCGGTCACGTCCACGTTGCTGAAGCGCATGTCGATCATTGGCTTCGGCACCATGTTCAACTTGTATTTGCGCGACGCAAAAATGTCGTAGTCGTCACCGAGAGTCGCTTCAAGAGCGGCCACGATTGCGGTGCGAATCTGTGTCCTGACGTGTGCCATCAGACCTTTTCCATGTGGATGTCAATCATGCCCGTGCCGTCGTCCATCCACGACCGGATCGTGTAGGAAACCCCATCGATGACCACAACCTCGCCTTCAGCGATGGACGGGAAATCTTCGGAGCGGCCCGTGAAAACGCATTGTGGCAAGATGCGGATCGTTCCGTCCGACATCTGCGCTTCAATGTCCTCAACGTCAAAAACGCCGACCACCAGCGCACCATCATAGGTGGCCGTGGAGGCCAGTTCCTCGACCTTCCGCATCATCGGTGACAGCACAGCCCGAGGAGACGTCGACAAAATCGGCAACTTCGGCAGCGGCGCAAAACACGCCATCTTGGTCTTGTTGCGACACAAGATTCCCTTCCAAATCTACTCTGGCCTCAAAGAGATTCCAGTCAATGTCGTCGACGAACTCCACGGCACGAGGACAATCCCTGTTGTCTACATTGACAACTTGCCAACCTCGATGAGTCTGGAGTTCGGTGCCACTGACTGGACTGACCCCGCGATGGCGTTGCGTGAACTAATCTGCAACGCGCTCGACCAAGACACCTTGATTGGTGATGCGGTTCAATTCACCACTAACGAACTCGTCCCTACTGTCGGAGTTACCCAAGTCCAAATCGAAGCCAACATCGGCGGGCCAATCTGGGCTGCTGCGTCAGAGCTGGACAAGATGTTCCTGCACTACAAATCGCTGGAAAACACCAGCGTCCTGCCGAAGGAGAAAACAAGCCCTCTGAAGTTTTACAGAAAAGGCGTGTTCGTCAGCGAATCCCCAATCGAAACCCTCTTCGACTACAACGACACTCGCGGGGAGGTAAAAATCGACGAAAGTCGGCAGTTCTCTGGCTTCAACTTGAGTGAAATGATAGTCAAGTGCGTCAATCAAAGCGACGAAAAAACCCAAGAAAGCTGGCTCCTCAAAATGCTCTCCAACGTCCTCTTTGACTTCAAAATAACCCCATACGAATTCACCATCTCCCGTTACTCCTTCTCCTACAAAGACCCCGTTCGAGACAGAGCTCCAGAAATGGCCAAAGAACTCTACAACTGCCGCACCTCTGAAGTCACTATCTACAACGAAGCGCTGGAAAAAGGCCTCAAACCTCTCCTCGCTCGTCACGAGATCTTCGAAAGCCTCTTTGGTATCGAACTCCCCACCGTCAACTCCATCCTCCAATCCAAAGAACGCACCGTTACAAAGTGCCCCATTTCCCAAGCGTGGAAAAGTGTCTTTAACAACACTTGGAATCAATTGGAGCTTCGCGGGCTTACCAATGGCAAATCCATCCCAACCATCCAAGGTTTCACCCACACAGGGAAAGACCTCCTAATGGGCTACGTTGAGAATGACACCATCTTTCTCAACATCGATCAAGTCTCCACTGCAACCTGCTTGGAGGAAATCATCCATTACTGCTACGATGCGGTTGACTACAGCAGAGCATTCCAAGAAATCTCAATGAAGATGCTCTCCAGCTTCATCAACGACTAAACCCCTTCCACAGGATATTGAGGGTCGATATCCTGTGGTTCACTCAATTAGACCCAACACATCGAAATAACATGGAAGAAACACGCTACGTCGTCAATCGCCGCACAGAAATTAACGTCGCTTATCAAAAACAACCAGTGCAAAGATACATTGATTTGTTCAAAACCGAATGGGAACAACAAAACATTGTAAGAATTGGGATTGAACTTAAAACTCGATTTGAAGAGCCTGAGTTCATCGTCGTGCAAGAAACCAGAACAATTAACATCGAATCAATTAAAATCTCATGAAAACGCAACAACAACTCCTCCGCCTCGCCAGAAGAGGCATTAGCTGGGTTGCCGTGATGGCAGCCTTCAATTTAACTCCAGTCGAAATTCTCGATCTGGAAGAAATCAAGTCGGAGGGCTATTCTGGCTCCTTTGTCTATCCAGACATTCAACTCGGAGGGTTTGTCATCTTCCAATGAACTTCACTGTTGAAGAAGGCGTTGAGATTCAACGCAGACAGCTGCTCTCTTGGCGGTCAGTTCTCTCCGCTGAGGCGTTTGCAAAGCTAGAACAACTTTGCAAAGCAGATAACCACAAAGCAGAAACAGGCCACGACATTATCCGTGGCACAGACATGGACATGATAGTTTACAACAAATTAATGAAACATGAAAACTACTGAATACTTCGGCTTTGTGGTCACTGGCGTAGATAGAGATGGGAAACGCTTTGTTCGTTTCTACAAAGATGCCAAATGGGCGTTTGGAATCAACCTCTGGCGCGGGAGCGTCTGGGGCGTTAACACAGAAGGAAAAAGAAAACTACTGAAAAGAGTTACAAACTAATATGAGCGCATTCACATCAGTTAAAAGAGTCGGGCCAGTCATTGTTATCACCCGTGTGACGGATAATGTCGAGGAGTTTCAGAAGAAATTCAAACGACATCTCGCCGGAGTTAATCAAGCTGATAGAAGGGAGCCACGCGAGCCTTAACCCTCCTGTCGTTTTTCTCTAGACGTGTCTGGGAAAAACGCAGGGAGCGTTAACAAAGCTCCTTTACAAACAAATGAAACCAGAACTAAGTGACATCGAAAGAAACGCGTTCTTCAAAAAGAACGAGATAGCAGTCGGAATGGAACATTCTATTCTCTTCCATCACCTCCGAACGGGCCGAGACCTCCCGTTTGTGCGGGTGAAACGCCTTGAGGACGACAAACTCAAAGTAACCTACAACCCAAACGGCCTCACTCAACTCGAAATCATCAAAGCAATCAAGAAAGGACTCTAATATGAACGACAAACAAAAAGTTCTCATCATCGCCGACGTGATTGGTAAACTCGGCGGCAACACCCTCGAAATGTTACACCTCTCTGGAAAAGCCGTTGCAGTCATCGCGACGATTTGTCGCAAACCGGAGAAAAGTAAAAAAGAAGTCGCAAAAGCCGTTGCCCTCAGCATTCACGACGAAGTCCTCCTCGCTCTCACCATCAACGAGATGGCAGAGGCGGGCAAGTCACAAGAAGAAATCGACGCCGCCGTCGAAGCCCTCTGCAATGAAATCGAAAAGAACGAAATCCCTAACTGGCTCCAATAAGAAAGGACTATTATGAATTACAAACTTATCAAAAAAGAACACTTCAAACTCATTCCACTCAAACACCTCAACCAATGGCTTGCGGCGTTGCGATCTGGCGTTTATACGCAAACTCACAGCTGGCTTAAAAGAACCGATCAAAACGGCAGCACCGGACATTGTTGTTTAGGTGTCCTTTGTGAAGTCGAAGGAGTTGAAAGTTTCGAACCAGAGGACAAAGACGAAGGCTATGCCTACTGCTGGAAGTTCGGCAAGTATGGTTCAAACGCCGTGCTTGACACCAGCTTTATTGAACAAGCCTTCACGCTTGGAGAATCTGGCACATTAGCAAACGCATACGTCAATGTCTGGGACGACCCAGAGGACATGGAAAATGACCTCACTCCAGATAACAGCTACAAATGCCTAACTGAAATGAACGACAACGGCTTCTCCTTCGCCGAAATCGCAGACATCCTAGAAGCCTGCTTCACCCACATTGACTAATACTAAAATGAAACCATTCTTCATCCCCTCGGTGCCAAAGCGCACCACGCTCACAGACGAGCAACTCGTAGTTGTAAACTACAACACAACCACCAACGCCGTAATCGAGGCGATGGCGGGGTCGGGTAAGTCCACCACGATTCTCCAGCGCATTATTAAACTCGTAGACGACATGCGAGAGCAAGGCATCGCACCACACAAGTGCATCGGCCTCGTCGCCTTCGGTTCTAAGATAGCTCTGGAACTCAAAAGCAAAATCGCCCTCTACAACCTCTCCCAATGGGTTGACTGCGGGACGGTTCACAGCTTCGGCAACGCCATGCTCGCCCGCAAATTCGGCTGGTTCAAACCAGACGGCAGCAAGCTATTCAAGATAGTCTCAGACGTTCTCAAGGACCGCGGTCGTTCAGTCAACCTCCGCAAGTCTTTGTGTCGCATGATCTCCCTCGGAAAGAACAACGGAATTTACCTAAAGGGAATCGACATCAGTTGGACCGACATCATCTCTACCTATTCTATCGAGTGGGACGAGAGTGAGTGCAAACCCGCCATGTTCCTCGAACTTGCCGACGTCATCCTCCAACGCTCGATCGACACCGTCACCAGCGAAAAGTGGATTGACTTTGACGATCAGCTTTACATGCCCATCTACTTTGATCTCGTCCATCCGAAGCCATTCAAATTCATCTTCGTTGACGAAGCCCAAGACACCAACATGGCGCGCTTGCAGGTCATCACGCGGATGTGCCAATGGAACGGCGACGAGTGTCTCTCTCAAGTAATGGCAGTTGGCGATACCAGACAATCCATCATGGGTTTCACCGGCGCGCTCAACAACGCCCTCTTGCAAATCAAAAACCACTTCAACGCAGAGACTTTAACGCTTAGTTACTGCTTCCGTTGTAGTCGTTCCGTAGTCGAAGAAGCCCAAAAGCTCGTGCCTGGAATTAAACCCCACGCAGGTGCAATCGAAGGTTCTGTCTCCACGGTGAGTGAATTAAAATTCTACTCCCTCACCCCCGAGAAAACCTCCGCTGTGCTCTGCCGCGTCAACGCCCCGCTTGTGGAACTTGCATTCAAATACCTCTCCCAAGGTATCGCCTGCCACATCGAAGGAAAAGACATCGGTGCGTCAATCGTCACACTAATAACGAAGTGGAAAATCTTCACGCTCGACCAACTCGAACCGCAGCTTAACAAATACTTCTCCAACGAAATCGAGAAGCTCCTCGCTAACGGCCTCGACATGAAAATCTCCGAGATCGAAGATAAACGCACCTGCGTGTTCGCCCTTATGCAACGATGCCGCAACCTCGGCCATCGAAACATCAGCGACCTACAACAGCTCATCACCGATCTGTTCGTCGACAGCGAACCTGGCGTGCCCGCCCAAAACATAACCCTCTGCTCCGTTCACAAGTCCAAAGGCCTCGAATGGCCCACGGTCTACATCCTCGGAGACAACCTCTACATGCCACATCCCAAAGCCAACTCCGACTGGGAACTCGAACAAGAAGATAACCTACTCTACGTCGCCATAACACGCGCACAAGAACACCTCATCTACGTCAAACTCGACCCAAAGAACTAACATGAAAATATACATTGATGCAGATGAATGGTATCCTGTTTATTCCTTAAGCAGAGTCAAAAACCATGACTTTGAAGTCGAATCAGACGCTCCAGAAGAACTCGTTGAACGATGGGAAAAGACCATGGAAAAATTCCGTGAACTCCAGGCTGAGATCAAAAAGTTAACTGTCGAATAAACCAACAAAGGGGCTGCGCATCTTACACGCAGATTCACTATGAACGAACCGAAAAACGACTGGAAAGAAATACAAAAGCGTTTGTTAAATCAAATGCACCAAAAAATGATCGAAATGGAGCTGTCTTCCATCGAAGTCTGCAAAAAAGCAAACATCCCCGCTAAGCGCTGGAACGATTATGTTACTTGTAGAAAATCGTTTTTAATTGACGATGTCACAAAAATCTGCCTCGTCTTAAACCTTACAACAAAACTAACCTTCTTAAAACCATGAACTCAAACGAACAACGCCTTGCAATCGCCACCTATCTCGGCTGGACTGAAATCAGCTACAACCCCAAAACCGAGCTCTACTATGGCAAACCACCCAAAGACCACTCTCCACCCTGGGACGTTCTCATTCCCAACTACCTCTCCGACCTCAACGCAATGCACGAAGCAATCAGACAAATCATCATACCAAACCAAAAATATCGACAACAATTCGGCTTTCACCTGGAAAAAATGTATGGCCCACTTGCAATGCTATCTGAAATTGTAAATTCGGACGCTGACAAACTTGCAAAAGCATTCCTCAAAACCCTCAACCTCTGGAAAGACGACTAAAATGAACGGCAACTCTATAATCCCCACCGACGCAGAACACGACGCTCACTACGCCGACCACTGCCACTCCTGCGGTGTTCCCTTCACAGAATCAAATCCAATGTTCTTTACTGACTGCGGCTTTGATTATTGTGAAACCTGCGATAAAGAACAAAAAGAAACAAACTCAATAACACCCCTATGACCCCCTCCGAAATCTCATCCCACGTCCACACAACCCTCCGCCTCATTTCTTACCCACACCGAGAATGGCTCGAACCTGAAATTCCCCACAACAACCCCTATCGACCACGCAAATACTTCGACGGCATTAAAATCGGCCTCTTCCACACCTTCGCCGTCGAAGGCTCCGCCGGAGACGAACTCTGCGTTGTCTGCGTCATCGAAGAAAAAGACGGCTCCATCGTCACACCAATCGCCTCAAAATGTCGCTTCCTCGATCGTGATGGTGTGGCAAAAGAAGAGCCACAAAATCAGTAACCTTTATCCTGTGGCAGAATTTGCTACACTACCGAAATGTAGGGAAAATGCCTAAGAAGGCGTAAGCAATTTTCGGATAAAATACTCGTTGCCAGATTCTACCGTTGCGCTATACTAACTTTCACCGAATTGACTTTCGGGAAACCTCGCAGGCTGGATGGTCAAGCCGCTTTAACTCACACAAAAAACAAATAAACTAAGATGCAAACCACAGTATTCACGAACAACACTATGGGCCTTGAACTTGACGTTCTCGTCCCTGCCACTCTCAACGACGCCGCCGAAGCGTTCGGTGCAGACAATGTCTATCGCGCCGCACTCCTCTACGGGTTCTACCAGAAGTGGAATAGTGCGTTCCGCAAAGGGCTCGTCAAAAAGCTCGAAGAGATCACTGGTGTTAAGAGACGCCAGCAAATCAAGAACGGCAATCCCGTCTCCCGCAAGAATGCGAAAGGCGAGGAAACCCCGATTCTCGAAAGCGAAAACACCTACGTTCAATTCCTGCTCTCCGAAGAAAGCGGCAGTGGCCTGACCGAAGATGACTACGCTGCCGCCGGTAAGGAAGTCGCCGCTGGCATCAGCTTCGACTTGGAAGTGTCCGCCGAAGCCAAACCAGCCAAGGAATTCTACGCACAGGCGAAGAAGAAGTTGGCGCAAGTTGCTGCTGGCGAAACCTCGGAAGAGACCTTCACGAACAACTTCGAAAACCTCAACCCAGGTTACACTCTGGAGTCCCTCGGTGGCTTCACAGAGGACGGCTTGGCCAAGGCGTTCAAAGTCAACCACGAGCGCATGGCTGCGTTGGCCGCTGCTGCTCTGTAACTCTGAAACAGGTTTGGTTCGTCTGTGACAGAAACGACCTGGGTAAGTCGAAAAACTGCCCACCTTTTCTTTATGAAAGTCCTCAACATTATTCCTTTCAATTACCCTGAAGAATCTTATCGCGGCTCTGTTCTTACAATTACTGGAGACCCTGTTCCTTACACTCAAACAGCTGGTGTTTTTATTGATGATCTTTTAGCAATACTTTGGCTAGCTAAATCACAGGGCATCAAACTCAAACCTGTTGAACTTAACTTCGAACTAGAATGAATACTCTACTCATACTCGGTGGTATAACACTTCTTCTTTGTGGTCTATTCGGCTATGTCACATCTCCAATAAAAGAAGAAACCAAACATGGCGAGCGCAGAATTGTTGAACAAGCTGGTGTCT